CGTGTGCTTTATCTAAGGTATACCCGTCTGGGTATTCATCGTTATCTAAAAACTGTCCCGGTGGTGCCATTAGTACTGCCTTAGTATTGGCTTCAAATTGACTCCCCATAACAAATCTTATAGAACGGTAAGTACTAGTTTCTGATGTTGCATCAGGTAGTACTATATGTGCTTCGCCATTACCTCCAGACCAATTTACATCTATCATTGAAGTATTTTCGTAGGTAGAGCCTGTAACGTAGTATTCCGGGTAGGGAGATGAACTCGACCCAGCTACTGTAATGAAGACTGGTACTAAGTAAGTATTTCCTGTGTTGGTTTGATTATAGTTATTTATAGAACTAGTTACGTAGTTATTAACTTGATCTAAAGTAGTATACTTAGTTACCCCATTCTGAACATCGACAAACAGTTCGTCACCTTGAAGTTCGGTAGATTGAGGTAGCCTTGAAATAGGTAGATTAGGCATGTCGAGTAGTTATATATATTCCTGAGTTATTTTCTTGTAAAATAGTAAATAGGTCTTCCTGTAGAAGGAATCCATCTATTCTTGGTCCTTTATTCTGTCTTATCAATTCATTTGACAGAGCATCGAGATAAAATCTATAATGTCGTATCTGTTCACTTTCATTTAAGATACGAATATGATTTTGATTTCGAAACTGTTTCCAAGTTAATTCCATGTTTTACCAATACCCTGAAAAGTTTTTAGAGCCTCCTAAGGACTTCCAATAGCGTCCTATATTACAAGACCAGTATCCTGGTTTAGTTTTATCCTTCTTAGTAGAACATTTATGTCTAGCTGCAAATGAAGCTCTAGCTCCTGGTTCTTTTATTTTAACTGATAAGTTACCGCTATCGCCAAAATTTACTTTCTTTACATTTCCTGTTTTAGGGTTCTTAACATATACAAAGAATTTTTTAGGTCCGCCTCTTTTAGGTTTATTTAAGGGTACTTCTCTTCCTTTATATTCAGCTTCATCAATGTCTTCTTCAGCTACCATGGGTAAATCTAATGGTACTTTTTCTCCTTCAAATACTCCGTACTCTCCTATATCTGTAGATTCTAGTAAATTTATGTCTTGTTCGTTTAGTTCTATGAGACCGTCTCTCCAAGCGTCTCTCGCTTCAGCAAATAATTGTATAAAGTTATCACTAGAGTAACGGTAGACATTCTCATATAAAGAGAGACTGTTATCTACATGGTACTGTAGAGATGGTAATCCGACTAAGTCTTTAATTTTTATCATTTATAAAATCTTTTTTATAGAACTTACCTAAAATATTATCGTTTATAAAGTTATTTCTATCTTCTAATACTTCGTTTATAAATAGGTACTTGCATTCATAATATGTTAGTAGCTTTTTATTAGGTACGAAACTGAGAATTTTTCTTGAAAATTCAAATTGGTTGCCAGACTTTATTATGTCTAATATTTCCTTATGAGAACCATAGTAATCTTTCCAATCAGATTCCTTAACAACTTTCTTCTTTAGCGGTACTCTGCCTCCGATTCCTTTAGCTTTTCTCTCTTCTTTTAACAATTGAGATTCTTTTTTACCAATCTTAACATTACGTTCAAAAAAGAGTACTTTCTTACCGATATACTTTCTACCAGTAGGGGTATGAGTAGTCTGGTATATAAATCCGTAAGTGCCATCAGGCATGTCGGAAATATCTGTTACAATTTTTCCGTCATACCACCATGAAGGCATAGTTACCACTGGCTCTTCTATTTTTGTTTGAGTATCGATATTTCTGCTTTTAATGCTTCTACTTCTAATTTCAATTCTTTAATTGCATTTACTGTAGATGCCCAAACTGCGTCTTTATCAAATTGAAGAACTGGATCACCGTCAACTGTTTGTGTAGGGTGAGTAGATACCAACTCTGGCATTACTTCCTGTACACATTGAGCTATGAATCCATATTTAGTTTGCTTACTCTCATCATCTTTGAAAGTAAAACTTACAGGATCTAATTGAGATACCTGCGATAAACCGTAAGGTATATTTACTACATTCTCTTTAAGCCTAGAATCGGAAACACCTCCGCCAACATTACATAAGTTATTTACAAATGTGTAGTTATCAGCTGTTGTAGTTAACCCGTTACCTATTACGAAAGAGCAGGTATGGGCTACTGTGTTATTTTGACCTCCAAGAATTCCTGAGTAGTATGTGTTAATTGTGTTATTACATCCTCCAACAATGGCAGACGCTTGACCTGTTATACAGTTGTTACATCCACCTCCTACAAAAGAAAAGCAAGCTGCTTCGTTAAACTTTCCACCTGTTATTACACTAAAGTGGCCAGGATTTATAGCTATGTTATTAGAACCTCCTCCTATAAAGCTACAGTTCGCAGTGCTTACAGAGTTACTAGCACCTCCTCCTATTACACTACCTTGTGAATTTGTCGTAGTATTGCTTATTCCACCTCCTATAATAGAGTAGTCACTGCATTTTACACAACTGTTAGTACCTGCTACGATACCACTATACCTAGAACCTGTTATTCTATTGTATGATCCATTTACTATAGTATTCCTAGAATCAAATTGTTCGTTTTGTATAACGTTAAAACATCCTCCTAAAATAGAATCGTTACACCCTTGCGTTATTCTATTGCCTTGTCCTCCTAGTATAGAAGCTGCACAAGTAGAACCATATATTTTGTTACAAGCGCCTCCGCCTATATTACCGTAATTTCCTGAACCAGAAATCACATTTTCGAAACCTCCTAAAATAGAAGTACTGGATACTCCATTGATACAGTTAAAAGCCCCACCGGCAATATTGCTACAGATAGCTTTAACTGTATTTGAACGCCCGCCGTTTACTGAAGAAAGCTGGTAGCATGATGTATTACTTGATCCTCCGCTTATAGTAGAGCAGCTACCAACTGTAAGGTTATTAGCACCTCCTGCTATAACCGAGTAGCTACCAAGTGAACGGTTATTATTACCCCCTACTACCGTAGAGTGATCACATGAACTTGAGTTGTAACTACCTCCTAATACAGAAGCATATGGGGCTGATGTTACGTTAAGAGCTCCTCCTCCAATAAACTGGCCTAGACAACTGCTACCGCCATCTATTTTGTTTCTATAACCTCCAGTTAGTGTGTTATATGAAGAGCCTAATGTACCTGTAATAGTGTTAAAACACCCTCCTCCGATAAATGAATTACAGTGTTTACCGGTTATCGAATTTCCACAACCTCCAACAATTGAAGAACAGGCTGAATAGTCAGATATTGAGTTGCAAGATCCTCCAACTATTGCTCCATAGTAGGCGAATACACAGTTGCCTGCTCCACCTCCAACAACACCGGCGTAACTTCCATTTGTGCAGTTAATGAGACCTCCTAGTATAGAAGACCATGGTGAATAATTATAATTACCTTGACCTGATACTATAGATGAGAAGCTACCGTAATTTTTATTATCTTTTCCTGCTCCGATGATAGAGAAGGCGCCTTGTTGAATATTTTCTGCTCCACCTGCAATAGAAGAAGAGAAGTTATTCATATAATTTTCATTGGTACTATTACCAATAGTAAGTGAGTCAGCAAATATATCTCCGTTTACTGTTAGTTTAGAGTTACTACCAGAATTGATTGGATCTAATCTCATTGACTCATATGTGCCTCCTGCTGTTGTATGAGTCCATTTAAAGTATTCGTTATTATTATCTCTAGTATTAAACTCTAATCTAGAATCTGTATCTCCATCTTCTGAATTATAGAATCTAATAGAAGCACCGTCTGTGTTCATTGACCATACTATCCCACAAGCAGTGGTTGAAAATGTTGTACTGCCGGCTTGAGATAAATTACCCCCTATAAGAACATCTGAGTTAAATTTAGATGTACCGACTACGTTAAGTTTATATCCTGTATCAGTATCAGTAGCAGCTGTTCCTCCTATCTGCCAGTTGTTACTTCCGCTATGTATTACTCCTGCAAAACCTGTTGCATTGCTGGTATCCATATTAGAACCTGCGAAGAAAGCGAGATCACCAGTAGTTAGTATTTCTGAAGATGTTGTGCCTGCTACCATTCCGATGGCATGAGTACCTAAATCTGTTGCTCCATCTACAATTTTTACTCTGGAAATAATACCGCCTGCACCTTGAGAAGGAGGATATTCTGATACATCTACATATCCGTATGCAGCTAAAGTATAATCTGTTGTTGTATTTTCTGTTCTATCATCATAAACTTCAAATTGAGAACCTAGTACTTTATCGTAATGGTCGTTAGGGTGTCCGAATAAACCTTTACCGTCACCTCTAATCATGAATCTAGCAATAGCGTTATCCCATCCATCAACTTGTGCAGTACCAAAAGTAATACCGCTTTCGCCTACGTTATCATCCATGGCATTAACAATCCAGAATCTGTTTCCAGTACCTGCAATAGTTCCGTTTGATGTGTCATCAATTATATTGAAACCAACTGCTGCATTTTTAGCACCTCCATCTTGTTTAAATAATATAGATGGATTATCATTCTCACCCGTAATCTCTGTGTTCTTAGTATCTGCCTCTAATGTTAAAGTTGCGTCTCCTCCTGATATGTTTCTTATCTCTAAAGCTTCATTGAAGACTGATTTACTACTACCTATAGTTAATGCTTGAGTAGCACCAAACATAAAAGAAAATTCATCTCCATGATTCCTTAAATATGCTCCATCGCCTATATTATTTACATCACCTATAGAAAAAGCACCTTCATCATTTATGTTAAAAAGAGTAGCGTTACCGTTTGTAAATCTAACAAATTCTTTGCTGCCATCAAAGCTATTAACAGCAACATGAAAAGAACCAGATGGGGATTCGGTTCCTATACCAACACGATTATTACTATCTGTCGTTAAAGTAATCTTTCGATCATTCTTTATTTTTATAGTAGAAGAATTGCCGATGATTTGAGCAGAATCACCTAAGCCTTGGGTATCCCCTATTGTAAAAGTACCATTTAATGGATTTGCAATCAATACATCTTCACCTGCATTTGTAACTTTAAATTCACCGCCTTGAACACCTAATGAGCCTGTAAATCCGTGATTATCATCTGAAGTATCTCCAAACTTAGTAGAGCCGTCTTCAAATACTACTGAGGCATTATCGAACTCTGTGCGAACTTCTTGTGCTGTTAATGTTCCTCCTACAGTTAGATCTCCCTCTACTGTTGTTGCTCCTTTAAATACTGTGCTGCCACTTAGAATATTGGTACCTGATAAGGTAGTATGTCCGTTATGTACAAGTGAACCAGTAATAGTAGTATTCCCATCAATGCTTATATGGTTACTAGAGTTAGGTTGTATTTTGTTTACTTTTAATGTGCTCATTTTAAATAATTGTTAGTGTTGCGTTATCGTCTACTTCGATTAATGATGAATTAGTTATTGGTCCGAAAAGTCCTGCATTATAATTAGACGGGACTTTAAAATGTTTTGTTACTGTGTCTGGGTTCATAAATGCACCCTCTATAACTGTTAGGTTACCTGTTACTGATTGGCTACCTGTAACTTCTAAACTACCTGTAAAGGTATGTCTATCTTCTAATGTATCTCCAAATTTTGTAGAACCTGATTCAAATATTACTGCGGCGTTTTGAAATTCTGTGCGAACTTCTTGTGCAGTTAATGTTCCTGTAACGGTTAAGTCTCCGTCTACATTCATATCCCCAGCAGTATTAACTGTACCTGTAAACTTGTGAGTATCATCTGGGGTATCTCCAAATTGTGTTGAACCTGATTGATATACAACAGATGAAGATACTAATTGAGTATGAAATTCTTTACCTGTAATTGTTCCTGTAACTGTAACATTACCGTCAACATGGTGATCACCTATAGTAATTAGAGAACCGGTTAACTTAAGTTTATTCTGTCTATAGTCAAATATAAAGTTTGGGGTAGAGCCAAATAAAGCGTTTGAACCAGAATCTGCATTTCCTACCTTATATTGAATATTGTAATCACTTCCCGAGGGTGCGCCTCCGGGGAATTGTAATTCATTACAGAGAGATGCGGTTGTAAAGAGACTAATAGCAGTACCGGAAATAGATGACGAATAGACAAACTGTCTAAAGTTATTATCTAGTTCTTGATGGCTTAATGCCGAGCCTTTATCTCCTCTTAATATAATTGCCATTTTATTCTTCTAGTTTAGCGATTCTTTTTTCAAGCTCTCCTATAATACTACTCTGTTCATTAACTGCTTCAATCAAAAGAGGAACAAGTTTAGAGTAGTCTACAGAAAGATATGAATTTATATCTTCAGAAACAACTTCCGGAAGAACTTCTTTTACCTGTTGAGCTATTACTCCAACTTGACTCTCTTCTTTATCTTTCCAGTTAAAGTAAACTCCTTCTATTTGATTAACTCTCGAGAGAGCATTGTCTATAGGATAAATATTCTCCTTTAGCCTTTTGTCGGAATTAGATAGTAGTCCTTCTGATGCTCTAATACTACCTGAAACTTCTAGATTATATGTTAAATTATCTGCTAAAGTATTGATCCCGACTTTTGATGCAGAGTATACTAAGCCTTCAGCTCCTGCTAGGTTACCGTTATTGTTATATTGAACTTGTGTATTATCTCCCTGAACTGTTCCTGTTGTCAGAGGAATAACATGAGATTCTCTGTTGATTGGAACTTCAAGACTTCCCGTGTAATGTAGTATTAATTCATTTGCATTAGATATAGAACTAGAATAGAAAAATGAACCTAAGTTCTGATCCATCTCTTTATACGATAGTGCTTTTTTCTTTTGTGCTCTAAACTGTATTTGCATTATATGTCTATTTTTACTACGAAAGTCATATCTGTATGATGTGTCTTTTGTATTGGTCTATTTGTTTTTGCTACTGCTAATAATTCATTTGCAGCATTATAAAGTCCAACTGTTGTTATATAGGGAGTAAAATTACTACCTGTTATATTGTTTCTCCTATTACCTAAAGAACCTGAAAGAGCTGAACGATTGTATGTATAGTTATATTCAGAATCCTTAACAGTACAGTGTACATTATATGTATAAATAGGTTGGTTTGATTTCCATCGCAATTTATGTCTAGAATAAGTACTAAAGTACCTTGCTGCTACTTCATCTGTTATTATAGCTAGGCCTTTATTATAAATAATATCACCTACAACTTTCTTAGGCTCCGTCCATAGGTGGTGAGAACCTGAGTGTATTAATGATCCTTCACCGTCATCTATAATTGTTAGGCTTTGTTGTTTCCTATTTATATCAACGTATTGGTAATCTTCTCCCGGTGATATTGATTCAGTTACAAAATCACTTTCATTTTCTACATAATCATCGTCATCTAAAGGATTAGAACCGTACCAGTATTCTAAGTTCTCGATAAATTGATTCTCACCGCTTATACAATCCACCATATAATCATCTGCAATATATAGATCTTCCTGTTCAACGAGTGGTCTAAGAGAGAATGTGTTAGGTTCAATATGTGTACCTGTTACTCCTCTAGGTATAGATATTACTGCTACTTCTGATTTTAAATCTCTAGATCCACTTAATGTTAATGTGGATTGAAGAGATAAGTCACTAGAGCCAGATGTTAGTCCGTTACCGATTCCGTCTCTATAGAAATTTTGATTTACACTATCCCAAGTTAATTTCTCATATCTATTGTTACGAAAATCTAAAGGGTAAGGGTAAAATGGTGTAGAACCAGAAAAACCTCTTAATGTAGAAATATCATAGGTCTCAATTAAGCTACCTGATGCTTCCCATTGTTTACGTGCTGAGTAATCAGATACGTATACGTTTTGTCTGTTCAGTTTTTTGTAAGCACTCATTCATTAATAATCAAGCTTAACGCGGATTAGCGATTCCTTTGTAAAATCTTTTAATAGAGGTCTAGATAATTTTGCGATTGCTAATAAGTCGTTATTATCGTTATATAGCCCCACAGAAGTTACATATGACTGTGGAGAGTTAATCATAACATTATGTCTAATTTCTCCAGAACCAGTTATTAGAGACGGGTTACTAGAGTAATTAAATTCATTATTTCTAGCTCTAACAAATACAAAGTTAGATGATACTGTTTCTTCTGATTGTATTCTGAAAGAATTACCTTTTTCAAATAGATCATACCCTAACTGTATATTAGTGGTTATTCCATCGGGATGAAGAACAGACGAACCTGTGTTTATATCCATTTCCATTCCTCCATCATTAACAGGTGCTTCTAGTGCATTAGCATTTAATAGTAAAATTCCGATATCCGGGTATAGCTTTCCGTAGGAACCGTTATTTAAGGTATATCCATTTACATTGTTGCCTGTATATACCTTACCTAGAGAACCGGAAACTAATTCATACTCCCTTCCTGCATCAGTAAAAGTAACTGTTGACGCTACTTGGCTATTATCTGTAAGTCTAATGTCAATATAATCTTTAGTACCTGAACCATCTAAAGGAATTGCTAATCCTGAACGTTGGTACTTTAGTTTTAAATCTAAAGTTCCTGGTAGTAGTTTTTCTTTATACCTTGCTCTATCTATGGCTATAGCATAGAAGTGATCAGAAGGTATATTACCGAAACTAAAATCAGTATCTTCGTCTCCTAATACTAAAGACCTGTATTGTCCGTATATGGTAGAAGATGGAGATTTTCCGGGTACTATAGGGTTGTAAGGTAAACTACCGTAACCGCTTTTATTTCCGTATGTTAAGGAAAATTGAACTCTAGCTGACTCTGCTGAGGCAGATGCTTGATATACATTGTAATAATACTCTCCAGAAGGACCACCTATTTGAGTTGAAGAAGTAACAAAGTTATCTAATGTTGTTACGTTTCCTGACCATACCGGTGTTGAAATTGATTCAGCACTTATTACTACGTCTTGTGGATCGAATCTTTTAAATGACATAATTAATTAGTTTTTGTTATGGTTACAGGAATAGTTAATCTTGCTCCAGAATCTCTACCTATTACTGTTAATGTAGTTTGTAGTTTTGTTCTTGAACCAAATAACGTGTTGATTGTTGTTGATGTTAAGTTGATAGTTGTACCAATTACATTTTTAGATACATTGGTACCTAATGTAGTAGTAGAATTTAACTGCTCGGCTTCTTCTGTGTTTACTCCAACTCCTGAAAAGGAATTTAGTACCCTAACATCTGCTATGGTAGCTGTATAACCAGAAGCTTCGAATGTAGATGTTGCTCCTTGGAAGTTTAAAGTCTGAGGTGTTATTGCTACAGATGCTCCTTGTTTTAAAGTAATTGCACTAAATCCTAAATCTAATATCGGTAATTTAGAAGTACCTCTTGGAAGGGTTACTAGCTTGTACTTCATGATTTGTGTCTCATCCGGAAAGGCTTCTAACAATGGCATGTTTTCTATAGCTTCACCGTAGAGTGCAGAACCTGAGGGATGTTGTGGATTATACAAGGTGTAGTCAATTTCGTCATCTGCTAATGCAAATTGAGTAATTTTGAAAGAACCGTCCCCTCTAGCTAACAGCTCTCTTCCTTTTTTTGTTAAAATCGCATCCACTGTTACGATCGAATTATCTAAATATCCCATTTTGTTTTATTGTGTTTTATATAAATATGTAATAATCTTATTTTATTTAACTTCTAGTTTAAGCATCTAATGATGCTGTTACTTCATTTACTGCTATA